ATCACGAACACCTCACAGCTTCAAAAATACACCCTATGGTTGATGACCGATAAGACTGCGCCCCAGGCTGGTCAGATCGCACCGGCCCTCGCGCACATTGGGCCAGAATCAACGGAATCAGACCAATCCGGGAAACAGACTGGCTAACACTTTATAAGCATTACATTTTCACTATTTGTTACCAAGATAGTGATAACTGCGCCGGAGGGCTTTCTTATGTCGATTAAGAAGCTCGATGATGGTCGCTATATGGTGGACATTAGACCGCGCGGGGCAGCAGGACGCCGCATCCGCAGGACGTTTGACAGAAAGGCTGAAGCCATCGTGTTTGAGCAATACACGATAGCGAACGCCAGCCAAAAAGAATGGGCAGGAAAGCGCGCCGACCGGCGGCCGCTAAGCGAACTGCTCAATGCCTGGTGGCGGTACCACGGGCAAAACCATGAAAACGGCAAAAAGGAGTTCAATCACCTGTTGAAGACGATTAATGGCCTGGGTGATCCTGCCGTTAGTCGGTTGAGCAAAAGGGATTTGATGGACTACCGATCCGGCCGTTTAGGTGCCGGGATTAAGGCATCAACGATTAATCGTGAGATGTACCGGTTATCCGGCATGTTCACGAAATTAATACAGATCGAGGAATTTGGCGGGCAGCATCCCGTTAACGGGCTTCCACCACTGGCGGAAGAAAACCCGGAGATGACGTTTCTTGAGCGGGAAGAGATCAGCAATTTGCTGAACATTCTGGAGGGGGATTCTCTGTTAGTTGCCCTGTTATGCCTGAGCACCGGCGGAAGATGGTCAGAGGTCGCCACGCTGAAGCGGTCGAATATCGTTAACTGCCGCGTCACGTTCCTGAAGACAAAGAACGGGAAAAAGCGGACGGTGCCGATCTCTGAGGAGCTGGAAAGTAAGGTGAAAAAAGAGGCCAGCGGAAAGCTGTTCAAAGTGGACTACGAAAGGTTCTGCAAAATACTGCGGGAGGTGAAACCGGATATCCCGGAGAACCAGGCAACGCATATCTTGCGCCACACCTTTGCGAGTCATTTCATGATGAATGGCGGGAATATTATCGCGCTGCAACAGATCCTGGGGCATGCGAATATTCAACAAACGATGGTCTATGCGCACCTGTCTCCTGACTACCTGCAAAACGCGGTGACGTTGAACCCGTTGCAGGGAGGAGTTGCGGCATAAAGTGCGCCCCGAAGTGTCCACATACTGTCCACGCTTCGGGAAATTTGAAAGTGCTCCAAACCTTCACAACTCTTTTTAAGTCGTTGTTTTGATTTGAATACAGAGGTAAGTGATTGATAAAAAAAACCCCCACATCATGTGGGGGAAGACAGGGATGGTGCGCTAAGGAAGCCATCAGCCCACTGATAGAAAAGGATTTTTATCAAACAGTGTCCACACTGTGACCACATCGACAAAAAGCCACGGGCAACCGTGGCTTTCACTTTGAACAAAGCTATAACTCATGAACTAAACACCACCAAATAATATGTGTATTATTTTCAATCGGAATTCTCTGCTTTCACCACATTCTAAACTGGCTACCACACAACTACATGGAGGCTTTATGTATAAATATAAAATGGTTCAAATCCCACCGAACGTCATCGTTAATGCAAAGAAGGTAAGCAAGGACAGTGCTGCTGCTGTATACCTCGAAAACGTTGTTAATGAGATGGCTGAGGATGGTTGGGAGTTTCAACGTATTGACAGCATTGGGGTACAAGAACAACCTGGATGCGGCAGTCTGTTTGGAGGGAAGCAGATTGGTCCAGTCAATTACTATGTGATTACATTCCGCCAAGAGGTGTAAATGCTTGCGTGGTTAAGCATTCGAGTGATTCATGTTTATCGTGCGATAGCTCCTGACTCAATAAGACAACGATGCCGGTATCACCCCTCTTGCTCAGCCTATGCCATTTCTTGCTTACGTAGGCATGGGTTTATTCGCGGTTGGAGGTTGGCCATCTCTCGAATTAAACGATGCAAACCCCCTAACGGTGGCAGGGATCTACCTCCCAAAAAATAAAATATTCTGCCCCTCATAGAGGGGCTATTTTATATGGCAAAGCTGAGCTGATCGTTGCCGTAATGCGAGGCAGGAAATGCATCTGAGGGGATAAAGCCAGGTGGCAACTTTTCGCGATGACCGCGTTTCGTGACCAGCTTTTCAACGCTGTTCAGGGTGGTAAATGTGATGCTGCATTCAAAGTTCTGGCACTGGTGATAATGCCGGACGGTGGTGTTGCTCAACGGACGACTGGTGCGCGTTTTCGCAACGGCACCACAGATAGGACACTTGAACATGATGGCCTCCCGGGCGGGAGTTGAACTCGCTCATATTATGGCCGCTAACCCTCACTTTCTGCAATCCATTCAGGTATTTTCGCTTCAAGCTCCAGCTGCGTTTTAAATCCACCGTCGTCGATCGAGTGGGTGGCCTTCGCAATTATCCAGTCCTGATTATTAATATCCGTCTTAAAGCCCGATACCGTGCCGTGCATTTCCGGGTACAAATCTGCGCGGCCATAAGCGAGCGTCATATTAAATTCGGCGGCGCCGCGTTTGAGCTGTTGCCACTTCGCTGCAGCGGCTCGCTGGGCGGCAATCTCATTGTTGAAGGTTGTCCGCAGCACAAAAACGTTACCGTCTTCACCGGCGATATAATCCCCTTCCCTTGCGCTGCTGCGCGGCTTGTTCTCGGTCTTTTTCTTGCGCTCCTTAACGGTAACCTTTTTCTTTTTGCCAAACTCCAGATCCAGCCAGTACGCCTGCACGCCGGTGTAGGCGTCACGGTCGGCGATGCGGAACGAATGCCGGTCGCCACTTGAGCGGGTGATCGCAAACTCCGGCAGTGCTTTGCCGTTCGCGCTGACGCCGCCACCCGGCAGGATAAACAGGAGACTGCCATTTTTGACGGTGGCGATAGCCCCCAGAAGGTCGGCCATCCTTGTCAGAAATGACATGTCGCTTTCCTGGGTCTGGTCAGCGTGATCAATCTCAGCGCTCATCAGCTGTTCGGAAATCACCGGCGTCAGTTTGTAGCGCCTGGCGATGGCCGACACAATCTGCTCGACCGTCACGTCGTGCCAGGATACCTCGCGCTTAACGTTAAACTCGTCCCGAAAATCCGCGCTGCGGGCGGTGATTTCCAGCCTGTCCGGCGGCCCTGAGTGGGCGACCTCGTCAACGGTGTAAACCCCTTTGTAAACCAGCGGCTCACCCTGCCACCCCAGCGACACCGATAGCTCAGCACCGCGCGGCGGTAGCTCGATCAGGCCGTCGCTGTCGTCGATAGCAATGGTCAGCTCGTCGGCCTCAAAGCCGCGGTTGTCCGTCAGCTCCAGTGAAATGATGCGCGGATCAAGCTGCGTCAGGGCTTTGCCGCCCATCAGGATGCTGAAGGCTGGCACGCGTGACAGCTCGGACTGATAGTCCTGAAAGCGCTGTACGCCTTCATCCAGTAGCGTTTTTGCCTTGTCGATTGTGTCTGTTGTCAGCGCCATATGTATTCCCCCACCGCTGATGGTTTCATGCGCGCGCGATACTGGCGATGGCTTTTTGTTGTGACGGAATGGTCACAACCCTCAAGACACGACAGCGGCCCGCCATCCCGGCGAAGATGACCGCGAACTCACTCAACATGATGGCGGTAGAGTATGACCGACAACTTTTTTCACGGGGCGCGCGTCAGGGAAAATACCGACCTCCAGACCGCGATCAATGACATTGATTCAACGGTCATTGGTCTGGTCGCGGTAGCCGAAGACGCCGACCCTCTCGCTTTTCCACTTAACACACCGGTGCTTCTGACGCGGGTTATCAGCGTACTCGGCAAAGCAGGTAAAACCGGCTCTCTGTATAAATCGCTGAAAGCTATTTCTGACCAGGTCAGCACCCGCGTGATCGTCGTGCGCGTTGCTGAGGCCAAGGTCGGGGAAGATGAGCTGACGCAGTCGCAGCTGATTATCGGCGGCACACAGGCTGACGGCAGCTACACCGGGATGTTTGCCTTCCTGACGGCAGAGCAGAAAACGGGCTATCGCCCGCGCATTCTCGGCGTGCCGGATTACGACACTGCCGAAGTGACCGCACAGCTGCGGGTTATTGCAAAGCAGCTGCGGGCGTTCTCTTACAGCTACTGCCACGGCTGCGACACCATTGCGGAGGCGAAAACCTACCGCGAGACGTTTGCAGAGCGTGAAGGCATGCTGATCTGGCCGAACTTCATCGCCTACAACCCACTGACTGGCGTGAATGAAGAGTTCCCCGCCGTGGCGTATGCGCTGGGTCTGCGGGCGCTTATCGACAACGAGCAGGGCTGGCATAAATCACTGTCAAACGTGCCGGTCAAAAACGTGCTGGGGATTGCGAAGGACGTGTTCTGGGCGTTGCAGGCGGAGGACTCCGACGCCAACGAGCTTAACGCCAACGAGATCACAACGCTGATTAAGCGCGACGGCTTCCGCTTCTGGGGCAACCGCACCACCGACACCGAGGAATTTATTTTCGAGGTGTACACGCGAACCGCACAGATTCTGGCGGACAGCATTGCTGAAGCGCAGTTCACCACCGTGGATACCCCGCTGACACCTGCAAACGTGAAAGACGTGGTAAGCGGCATTAACGCCAAACTTCAGGCGCTGGTCACCGCTGGCAAGCTGATTGGCGCTGCGTGCTGGTTTGATATCGTTGATAACCCAACCGTTGGTCTGCGGCAGGGTAAAGCCATCGTGCGCTACAACTACAGCCCGGTGCCGCCGCTGGAAGACCTGACGATGATCCAGACGTTCACCGATCAGTATTACGAATCTGCTTTTGCATCGCTGGGAGGTGAATAGTGGCTATTCCTAAAAAACTCCGGCTGTTTACCCTCTTTGTTGACGGGGAAAACTT